CAAGTTGTGCGCAGTATTCAGCGCCAAGAGCAGTCTTCACCCATTCAAGGCCACCGGAATAGGTGATGTCGGCGTAGGGCACAAAAGAAGCGGGGTCGGGCTCACCAAAACCAACGGAACCGTATGCACCGGCGGAGTATTCCTTTTCTTCGCCAGAGACGGTGACGGTTTCTTTGGCGTTGCAGCGCCAGTGGGCAGTTTTCACGACATCACTGAGACCTTCATCGGAAACAGCGGTATCGAACTGGGAAATAGTCCAGGTAATTAAGGCGGCCATTTTGAGTGCACTTTTTACTTATTTTAACGTCTTAAGTGTTTTAACTAACGGGATAGCCTGCGGCCTTAGCATGCTTTTCAGCTGCCAAGATCTGCGGCATACGCGCTGTCTTGACATTGGGGTAATACTTTAAGTAGCCGGTGAGGCGCCAAAGCCAAGCACGAAAGCGATCATCTCTTACGTATTTGGGATTTTCTGGATCGTGGGGCTCACTACCCATGTAAGGACAAGGGATGAGTTTTATTCCACTAAGGAAGTAAACGGCGCGTGCAATTGCCATCGACCGTTTCATGTGAAATTTATCTGTTACTACGTATAGGTTCTTCGGCTTGAAGGACTTGATTAGCTTGACCGTTTCAGTGAAGTTGGTGACCGTGTCCCAGGCTTTAAAGTCGAGTAGAAAACGATCGTCGTTGATCCCGGCACCACGAAGCAAGTTGACGACGTGATCTGGACTGCCTTCTGAGCTGACGATCACTTCTGCAGAGGTGTGCTCCTCTGCTAGTTCGATGACCTTGTAGAGCCGGGCGGCGTTACCACCCAGCTCGAGGATGATGTCCATTACTCAGCTGCGGGCTCTTCACTGCCGGGCTTGACGGGCCAAACAGGGTTTGCAGGGTCAGCAGTGTTAGCTGGCAGGTCGCGCAACGCTTGGCGGTACGCCGTCATCTCTGCAGAAAACCCGCCAAGGTCGGGAAGACCAAGGTAATCGGTTTCGGCAAGTAGCCGATCGCGCTTACTGCGAAGGTTGTTTAGCAGAATGTCTTCAAGGCTTGGTTGTGTTGATGTCATGGTTAATACTCGCTAACTTAATTATATGTAGAGCACAGAGGCGTCACCATCGTCGAACGTGCCGCCTCCTACCGCAAACCTAACAGTGGTCAAACCTCCAGCATTAATAGATGGCGCGACGCCTGCACCTTGAACCGTGCCAGCTAAAACATTCTGACTGTTATTGAACATTCCATTCCAGGAACAATGCCAGCGCCCGTTTCCCATTCTGCGAAGCCGATACTGGCACTCATATGTTCTAGCAGCTTCAACAGTTCCAAGAACCCATCCTGCAGATGCTGAATGGATCTCGGTTGTTGAACCGCTAAAAACCAAAGACGTGCCAGACCGATAGCTGCTTGTTTTTACACCATCTGAATCTCCAACTTGCACCCTGATTTCATCATTTCCCGATGAACTAAAGTTGCGTGCAATTAGTTCAACAACGTTGACGTCTGCTGGAATGGTAAAGTCAACTGACGCATTGCCGTTTAATGTCAAAACGGATGAACGGGTAAAACCAGCAGGAGTTGCCCACTCCGGAGCACTGCCACCTCGGCTAGTCAGTACCTGACCGCTTGTGCCAAAGTTTTCACCTCCAATACCAAGTCCCCCTTGGTTGTTGATCCGGAAACGTTCAGTTAATGTGCTCGAGTTGTTTGGTGTTGTCGAGAAAATTAGATTCCCTGGCATATCACCAGCGCCGGGATCTGTATCTACAAAACTTGAAACACTAGCCGCAGGAACAAAGTTTGTTCCGTCTGCACCAGTAAATTCAATTGCACCTAACTTGTCACCATTAACAACAACAGTGTTAGTTCCTTTTGTGCTTGATTTTGATCGACCAATTGTTAAAATTGGAGATCCAGTCGTTGCCGATGAATACCGGGTTAAAGATGCACACGAATCATCACCAGTACCAACAATCTGCAGTTGGCCTGTAATTCGGTTTGAAATGCTGCTATTCGTACCAACTAACAACCTGCCGTTGCTGTCGATACGCATCCGCTCAGTATTGCCAGAAAAAACCAGACTTCTCTCGCTTCCGCCATCTCTAAATTGAAGCGTAATATCGTTGTCTTCGTTTGCGGTAATTTGAAGGTTGGTATTACCAGTTGTATTGCCAATGCGAAGTGCTGCGCTACCGTCTGTGCCTTCAACATGAAGCGGCGTGCTTGGACTCGCAGTCCCCACCCCGACGCGGTTATTAACAGCATCAACAAAGAGAGTATCGGTATCAACGGCAAGGTTACCGTTTGCGCTGATAAGCATCCGCTCGGTTAGTGCTGATGCGCCGTCGGCGGTGGTAGAAAAGACTAGGCGAGTTGGTTGACTAGAGCCAGAGGTCCAAGTCCCGCCGTCTCTATGTGCACTTACCCTTGCCGCTTGGACATGACCTGAGTCAGTAAAGCTAAGAGTGCCTAAAAAGTCGCCGTCAGCAGGAGTCGCACTACCTTTGGCTAAATGGACAATCCCCGCACCTGTTGCACCAGCGTTATTGCCTTCAAAGATAGCCGTACCATTCTGAGCAGCTGTAGACGTACCAACTAACAACCTGCCGGAGCTGTCGATGCGGAGTGCTTCACTAGCTGTTCCTGCTCCTACAACAGAAAAATATAATTCCGTGTCTTCACTATCTGTTGTTCTATCGGTAAATACAGCGCCAATTTTTGCAGCTGGATGAGCTACATCAGTAGGCTCTGCTGTAAAACTAAGGGCTACTACGTTGTTCGCAGTTGTATTTGTATTGGCTACAAAAATACCACCTGCGGTAGCAACATTAGTGTTGGTTGAAGCTCGATCAAAATAAATATCACTTCCATTGGTCACCCACTGACCCGCTGGATCAGAAGACCACACTAAATTTCCACCCGAATCCAACGCCAAAACTTGGCCATCGGTACCGCCCGTAGCGCTGAGCTTCGGTGCCGTAACAGCTTGATCATTAATGTTGCCGGTTTCGACAGCAAACGAAGTAAGGACGTTACCGATGTAAGGCATGATCAGATGGTGTTATCTTGCGGGTTCAACATGTAGGAAACAACAACGTCAAGAACGTCAGTGTTACCTGCATAAGCACGGATCACGTCTTCTGATTCGACAATGATCTTGTTACCAGTCATGATTTCAAGAGAAGACTGGTTCGGGACTGTTCCAGAGGTGATGATTGACCCGGTGGAAGTTGCCCCAGACTTCACTAACTCAATCGTTACGTTTTGAGCGTTAGCGGAAGTATTAGAAGCAATGATACTAAGAATTACACCGTAGTTACCGGTTGGAACTCCACTGGAGTTGGTTGTGCCAGAGACAACTGCAGTGGGAGAGGTTGACCCGCTTGCGATGTTTTGCCTGGCTACAGAAACGAAACGAGCCATTACTTATAAGTTACTGCGCAGTTTTCTTAATTATAAGCTGCTTAGCCAAGAGCAATTGCGTAAACAATCGCAGTGTTATCGGCATAAGCTTCAGTGGCAACATTGCTTCCACTGATCTGAAGCGTTGATCCATACAAACCACTGGCGCCAGTCACGGTCGTACCAGAAACCGTGGTGAAGTTTGCGGTAGTACCGGTAACTGTCGTTCCAGTAATTGTTGTGAATCCACCGGTATCACCGGTGATTACCGTACCAGAAAGCGTAACAAAGTTTGCAGTTGTGCCAGTAACAGTCGTACCGGTAACAGTTGTAAATCCTGCGGTTACACCAGTCAGGGTAGTGAACTGACCGAGATTTCCAGTAAGTGTATTGAACTGTCCTGCGTCTCCTGTGACAGTAGTCCCAGAAAGTGTTACGAAGTTTGCGGTAGTTCCGGTGACTGTTGCGCCGGTGACCGTTGTGAAACCAGCAGTTGCACCAGTAAGTGTTGTGAATTGAGCCAGGTTGCCGGTAACAGTTGCACCGGAAACTGTCGTAGTGCCAACAACTGTGACGCCAGTAATATTCGTTGCCCGGACCGCAGTGCCAGTAATCGTGGTTCCGCTTAACGTACCGGTGACATTGACACCAGAAGCAAAGAAGCTGTTGCCGTCAACCGTCAGGTCACCAGAAACAATCAAGCTTCCGGTGACGGTATGACCAGAAGTGATCAGAGTCTGGAAATTACCTGTCGTGAAGTTAGCCGTGGTGCCGGTAACCGTCGTCCCTGAGAGGGTGACGAAGTTTGCAGTAGTACCGGTAACGGTGGTTCCAGTGACAGTAGTAAAGCCTGCCGTACCACCAGTCAGTGTGGTGAACTGAGCAAGAGTACCGGTAAGAGTTTGGCCACTAACCGTTCCAGTAACACTGATTCCGGAAGCAAAGAAACCGGAACCACCAATAAAGATATCGCCGTCTACATCAGCATCTCCAGTGACCGTGATGTTTTCACGGATGATGCCAGTCGTGAAGGTTGCAGTTTTGGCCGTTAAGGTGGTGAAGTTACCAACATCGCCGGTAACCGTTGCACCAGAGACGGTCGTGGTGCCAACAAGGGTGACGCCAGTGACGCTATTGAATTTACCAATGCCGCCACTAACGGTTGCACCAGAAACTAAGGTGGTGCCGACAATGTTGACACCGGTGATATTTGTAAAACGGGCTAAGGTGCCGGTAACGGTTGTGCCGCTGAGCGTGCCGGTGACTTGAACGCCGGAGCTGAAGAATCCTGAACCCTTGGCAAACAGGTTGCCAGATACGGTGAAGTCTCCGCCAACCGTATGGCCAGACGTAACTAAGGTTTGGAAATTACCGGTGGTGAAGTTAGCAGTCGTACCGGTGACCGTTGCACCAGAAAGACTGGTCGTAAAGGTACCGGTGGCACCGGTGATGCTGTTGAATCGGGTGGTTAAACCAGTGACTTCGCCAACCGACAGGAAGTTGGAAACCGTGCCGGTGATTGCAAAGAGGTTGGTGAACTGACCTTCATTACCGGTGACGGTTGCACCAGAGATTCGATCCGTGAAGGTACCAGAAACACCCGTCAGTGATGCAATGGTGAACGTTGTTGCAGTCAGGTTGATTGCGTTGACGTTCGTACCATTGACGTTGGTACCAGTCAGGGTCGTACCGCTGACAGTACCGCTGACCGTTGCGTTGGTTTGAACAACGAGAGAACTAATTGTTGCCTGGTTAGTAACCGATAAACCAGACGTAGTAGTGGCACCAGAAACCGTGAGGTTGTTCTGGACCGTAACGGAACCACTAACGGTGCCCCCGGTGCGGGGAAGATAGAAAATATTTAAATACGCCTTTGTGCCAGAGACAGTGAGCTTTTTGTTTTTAATTGCAGGGTCGACTTCAGCCGTCTGCACAACCGTCAATAGGTCGGCATCTGCTAGGTCGATACCTGCAATTTCTTGTAACTCGCTTATCCTGCGATTAGCCACTACCTATTACACATAAATGCCCTTGAATCAATTATAGTTCCGTTAGTCCAATACCTTACTTAACCCTGATTTCAAGGCGAGGTAAGACATTGGTTGCAAAATTCCAGCCTGCTTGAACACCTGCCACCAGGCCGCAGGAGACAACTAGAACCAACAGAAGCTCTGCAATCGTTAGGTTCCGACGTACATAAACCACTTGCGGTTGTTGTACTTGAGGAGCCGCCGCCTGCTGAGCTACGGTTTGTTGAATGGCAAGTTCTCTGGCTCTTGCTTTCATCATTTCTAGTTGCTCAGGACTGATCTGTGTAGGAGCCGGAGCTTGACTAGGGGGTACTTGTTCTTCCATTGGAGCAAATAGTTTTCCCACACATTAGCATCTGAGAAAGACGTGTGATTATGGCTTACGGAATTCGAAAAGGACTTGAAGACGTTGCTTGGGAACTGAAGGGAATTAAGAACATCCTTTCGTCCTTATGGCATAGCCGTTACGAAAACGGCGAAACTGACATCCTTAATCCCCAGGCTTATGCCGATGAGTACATTTCGACCGAGGAATGTGCCAGGCGTCTGAATGTTTCTGACCAAACACTAAGAAACTGGATGGCAATGGGTCGTAAAAACCCTGAAAAAGGCTGGGTTGAAGGCATCCATTACGTCAATGCCTCCCCGGATCCCAACCGTAAGGCCGTTATTCGCATCCCCTGGAACCAGCTGGTGCGCTCGTTTGCCAAGAACCGTGATATGGAGCCGAACGATTACCGGAAAAAAGCGCCTCCCATGTATGTATCTACGAATTTTGACGCCCTTGAGTAATGGCCCATCGCTTTATCAACGTGAAAATCGACATGGTTACGGTTGAAAACCACCGGGACGTGCTGCCGGAATCTTTGGTGAACCAAATCCAAATGTTCTTGCCGCCTGAAGGTTCTTTTGATGACGGCTGCCTGCAGCGTTATTTAGAAAACCTAAAGAATTACGAGCAGGAAGACGCAAATTCTGGGATGACGCTGGCAAATCGCCTTCGTCTGGCATTTCAGGACATGAGGCCGGACACAATTTGCGGTAAATTTCCGAAAGCGGAGCTTCCGCTAAAAAGACGGCTGCGTTGCGTGGCTGAATACCTGATTCGTTCTGGTGAATTCGATAAAGTCCGCGACGAATCCGGTAAACTCATCAAGAAACGCGGAATATTAGGCAAAATGGTGGTCTTGTACCAGCCAATGCCTAAACTATTGGAATCTTTAGAACGTCAGGGGTTGATAGAACAATGAACCGTCGTGAAAAACTAATTGCTTCCGTCATTGGTCCAGAGATGGATGAGACGAAAGCACGGATGTTGGACGCAACTGTCCGTCTGATCCTCGGGGATATGGGCCAGCAGTACTCCAAGATGTGGGAATGTGAAGGACCTGGAGTAATGGTGTTCCAGCCCCAGAACAAAGAGCGGTCTATGTTCTTCTTTACGCTCAAAGAGATGCACGCAGCACAAGAAGAGTGCGAAAAATCAAATGACGGTGACATGGCTGAGTCCTTCCGCCGTATTTTGGGTGCTGCTCAGAAGATTGACCCTAGCGAA